CATCTCCGAGATCTGTTCATTGATGGGGACTTTTCTTTCTTCGACTCTATTATTAATTCTCAGGTCACTGAGGCCTTCAAACTCGTGACCGATGCTTATTATGGAGACGTTGGAAATAAAGCCCTCCGTCATTTCCTTATTGACAACTGCATGCTTGCACATCTCATCGTTGGCTCTTCCGTCATCGACAAGACTGTGGGCGGCACTACTGGCAATCCACTTACCGTACACCTGAACAACTTCACGAACGAGTTCACACAGCGGTGTGCCTTCCGCGCTTTGGCTCTACGCCATTCGCCTGAGCACTCCGCTCCGGATATGTTCGACCTTCTTACGGCGTTGTGTGTCTATGGTGACGACTTTGTTCTAGCTTTGGCTCGAGAAGCCGCGTCGTGGCTGACCTTCCAGTCGCTGCGCGATGTTCTCAAAGAACGAGGAATAACCATGACTGATCCTGGCAAGTCTTTGGTGGAGGTCGCTCCGCACAAGAGCATTCACGAGGTGCAATACCTCTCCCGCTCTGTGCGAGTTGATCCTTCAAAATCGCTTGCTGGTGTCCAGTACTTGGCCCACAACAACAAGGAAGATTTCCGCTCCCTTGCTTGGAGATCTGACAAACTTCACGACGAGTTCGCATGTGCTGCGAACGCCACTGGAATTCTTTACCGTTCCGTTGGTCGTGGAAAGGAGGAATGGACGAAAGTCTATGTGGATCTCGTGAATGCTCTGGCTTCTCAAGGCTATTCACCACGACTTCCTGGCTGGATTGAAGTTACCCGTAACTTTGTCCAGCGCACGTACAATTACTCTGACTATCTCGCTCAGGAGACTGTCTATGAAATGTACAATAAATTTTCTGCTATCCCCCTTTCTCACGTTGAACTTCACTTGGATGCTTTGCCCTCACTCGAAACTCCAAGATGGGGCTCATCACCCCGTCAGTCCTTTGAAGTAAATATGGAGGCAGTGGCTCACGAGGATCTGATCCCCGCGAGCTCTGCTGAAGCAAAAGCTGAATCAATTGCACCCTCGGCTCCCGTGCCACAGGTGCCTTCCATGCTTTCTTGCACTGCAGAAGATATGATGAAGAATTGGCAACCCCTTTACAACATCCCAACTACTGCAGATCCCATTAACTTCTGGACATGTGAAATGTTTTGTCCTGACCGCGCAGACCCTAGCCCTTCAGGCCTAGGTCTCGTGCCTGCCAATGGTGCCTACTTTGGCGGGTTATTCCGTTTCATGACGCAGGGTCCCTACTGCGGCATGTTAGCGGGCGGTACAGACAAAGTCTCTATCTCCTTTACCACTCTTCTTGATCCGACTGGTCTCATGGCAACACAAGTGCTACCGTCAGCAGATCAAGTGTTAGCAGGCTCAATGTCACTTCAACTCGGATGGCCCCAACAGTTTCCCCTGATGGTGCAGATTCCAGCTCAGCAGCTGAATCCCGAGAATTTCATCCTGGTTCCTCAAAACCGGACTGAAGTGTTGGCTAACTATGATCCCAACTTGTGGGGTGGAACTTGGGTGGCAACGAAGACTAGCTCCGATAGTCCAACGCCATCCAATGTCACCCGCTTCTACGTCACAGTAGGAGATGGGTTTCGCCTGTCTATGCTCTATCGGATCCCTTCGATTCGTTACTCCACTCTTGCTCCCCCGCTTGAGAAGAAGTTCGAGCCCAACGGTGCGGTTGCGTCTACGGCCTCGAAAGGCATAAAGGCCGCCACAGGTACTTATGCCAATCTGAAGCAGGTTGCTGATCAATCCGTTGACGTTGCCAATAAGATCGCCGACAAGTTTGCTAGATTTGATACTCCCAATTCAGTCTCGCAGACCCCAGTCCTCGGTCAGTTTGGTCCCGACATGCCGCTGCGTGCAAACTTGCGACACTGTCAGGTCCTAGGCCCCGTTAATGAACAGCCCAACTTCAATCCGCCGTTCAACACATCCGAACCGGAAACTCGACTTCTTGGGATTGCTATGAAGGAGGTTTTGTTCCAGACGACCCGTGTCACCCCTGACATGGAACCTGGTCATGAGCTTCTTCGCATTCCCATTACGTGCGCTCCAGACACGTTCCGACAAACAACCAATGTCCTCTTCCAGCCCGTTCCCATGGAGTACATTGCTATCCCCTTCACCTTCTGGAAGGGATCGCTTCGTCTTCGTGGACAGTCTGTTGGTTGTCCTATGTCTAATATGCGGATTGGAGTACTCACTCGCTACGGTTCATTTGGGGAAACGGTCACCGTCGACCTATTCTCAAGTCAATATGCGTTTGTGTACAATCTTGGTCTTGAAGATTCTTTCGAGATTTCGATTCCGTATATCAGTCCTCAAGAGTGGTGCCGCGTGCCAGTTCCCGACTCCCTCGGAGACACACGTGTCAACAAGCTTGACTACGCCTTAGGAGAGATCATTGTTGTTGTTATCACGCCCCTCCAGGTCAATGAGACTATGGCACAGGAAATGGATTTCAACTTCTTTCTTTCCGCTGGACCAGACATGGAGTTTAAAGCACCTGCTGAAAATTTGGCACGTGTCTCAATGACTGAACCCCCGGGAGAATCGAAAGTTAGTTTCACTCCTAATATGCTCAAGACAGGAATCGCTGGTGGCGACCATTTTGATGACGAGACCAAAGAGGTGGTCGTTCGTCCGCTTGGAGGTCACCTTGAAACAACGACTCCCAATGATGGTGCTGATGCTCTCTGGGCGCGCTCTTTCGTGCTCCCTGAGATCCCTTGGTCCGATGCGGCCATGCCTGGAACTATTCTCTGGTCACAGACTCTGCCTGCTGGTATTATTCCTGATGGCCCCGTGGCCACCATAATTTCCAGTTTCAAGCTGATTCGCTGCAACCTGATGTTTAGCTTCGGCATGAGCACAACCATGTCGCAACAAGGACAGGTGATTGCATTCTTCACTCCGATCTTGCGCCCTCCAGCACAAGTGACCCTCCGTGAAGTAATGCTCTTGCCTCATATCCTGCTCAAGGCAGGACACACCACATCTGGGAAGTTGCTCGTTCCATACGTGCACCCCCGTAATGCTCTGGACTTGACCTTGGGCGATTGGAGATCTACCATGGGCAGCATCGCCGTTATGGTATTCAATCAACTCAAGAGTGGAGATAGTGCTCCTGACACTTTCCCCACAATCAATGTCTCAGTACAGTTTCTGAATATGGAGCTCTCCGTTCCAAATCCAGCATCCCCAATGTCGAAAATGCGCTTCGCTCCCGAAGGGCTGTGCACTGTACGCCCTCGGTTCGACTACTCTCGTGTCAACGACCGTCTCTGGGAGTCGGTACGAGAGAATCTTAAAGACGCCCTTCCTTACGAGGCACGTCGATGGGGGTCCAAGTACACTCTCAACACAGCCCCACAGGCTCCAAACCTGCCCGGGACAGTTCGAGATCTGACTTGGCGTTCCCCATTCGTACCTCCGGATGGACCAGTGCCTGATGCACCTCAATGCATGGGCGCTGAATTTTGTCAGAAGTATGCACAGAGACATTTCGGTCGAGCGTTACCGAAAGTCCCTGTTTCTGACTGGCCTGAGTTCTTAACACAGGCGAGAGATGGAGATCTGTCACCTCACGATCAGATCAAAATGCTCTCACTTGTGCCACTGCTCGCTACCAACTTTCCGCAATGGATGACCGAACGCCTCCAATTCACTGAGGCTTGGGTTGACCAGGACGACGAGGACGATATCCCACCTTTGCACTCTTGCTTTGCGTGTGGAGTAATCATCCATGCCGTCGCTGCAGAGTATGACAGATGCACCTGGTATCCTGGTAAGGCTGGAAATCCCCCGACTCGATGCCTTTATGCGTGCCCGCACGGCCGCTATTGGCTTGAGGTGGTGGAAGGACAGTACTGCCGATTCTGGGCGCCTTTCTGCAACTCTCTTTGCGCGAAAGCTTTGGTTGGTGAGCATGCAAGTCCTCCCGGCTAAAAGCAGATTCACGTGGGAATTCAAACCACGAACCCGCGGTATCCAATCATCCGTACACAAGGCCCTTAAAAGCCCGCAGTGTCCGTGAAAGAGTACCGTCTTTTATGAATATTTGGAATTCTTGATGGGTAGCTGTCTCTTCTTCAGGAAGAGGGGGCCCCTACTATCATACGATTTGAAAAAAAAAA